GTTGATAGGAGCGCCTCCTGAAACTGCGGGGATTACCGCAATTCCGAGGCTTCCTTGGTTGGTCATGGAAGACAGAATTGATCTATTCTGAATTCCAAAAGAAACCGCACGATATTGTGCGCCGGTGGCAGTTGCCCAGTTTGCCCAACCAGGCATAGCTGCCCACGGCGCAATGGTGTTGACCACCATGGAAGTGCCTACCCAGGTAGAGACCATGGTAACGCAAGCTCCGGGATCAGGCCCAAAGAAAGCAGCACCACGACCTTGAGCGTCGGTGTTAATTGTGAGATAAAACTCAGCGTCCCAAGCCAACGTCTTGAGTGACGTCGTATCAGGATATTTAGCACCAACAGCACCCGGGCAAAAAGGATCCGTGATTGCACAGATACTTCTAGCCAACTGGCCATGTTGATTAACGATGTGGCTCTTCTTGTTAACGCGCTTAGAGACGCGCGGTTGTGGCTTACGCCGGGTTGCTCGTCGATTCTTTGACATTTATTTGCGCTCCCCACCCTGAGCGCTCAACGATGTCAATAAGAACCGCCTTGTCCGGGAAACTCTCGATCTCTAACAAAAACTGAGCCCATAGCTCCGATGAAGGCTGCTTCTGGGCCAAGAGATTGTACAAAATCTTGGAAGGGTTTACAGTCCAGGCTTTGCCATCTCTAAAGATGTGGGAGCAAAACTCGAACTCGACGGAACAACGCAAGTTGTCCGTACACCGGAGACCAAGAGAGGCATACTTCATAGGAGCATCTTCCTGATACTCCTCCAAAGCGTCGTCTCCCATGGCGAAACACCACGAACTACCTATCATAGATGAGGCTAGAACGCGGATTCGGGAATCACTACTTGAGGTGACATAACGGCCGGACCACATAACACCGGGATTCTGTTGTTCAAACATCCTCCCGTCTGATAAAGCGATCACGACACGACACATCGAGTGGTAACAGCCCAAGACGCAAGATTCAAAGATGGTCCCCCAACCATCAGCAAGCGACACTCTCATGAGAGCTTCGGCGCGGAAGAATCGTTCCGACAATGACCAGTCATATCCTGACATGTCGTTGGATCCTAAAGAATTCCCGCGAAGTTCTTCTTGGAGCGTGTCCCAAAGCTTGCGAACATGCGACGAGCAAGCGAGACC